CCAGAAGGACGGCCTGTGCCGCTGATCTTCTTTTCCGGCGTGGATGACGCCTTGCGATTTGTGACTTTCAAATTGGTCTCCAACTTGGCCACCGCAAAGGCGAACTTTACGGGATCGGTGATTGAGGCAAGTTCCTTCGCTTTCTTTGGGTTCTTGCCCAGAGCATAAACGAGCAACGCGGGGTTCTCCGCACCTTGCACGATCATCCCCTGCTGCATGACGCTTAGGGTGTCCTGAACAACTTCTTCTGCGAAGTCATAGTCCCTGACCTTCAAATCTGCCTTCGCAGAATGATACCCTTCCAGCTTCTTCTCCCATCCCTTCTGAACAGCTTCCTGTTCAGCCCGGACGGATAGTTGCCTATCGTCATGCTGGCGCTTCTTTTCATACCACGCCGCAAGTGCCGTTTCATATCGCTCGGTGTCGTAGTCAACCGAATCTAACGTGGGCTTCTGGCCTAGTGGCTGTTGCGCGGGTTGTGTCCGCTGCTCCAGCTGCTGCACCTTCTGCTCAAGTTCCTTCGCTCGACGCTTTTCCTCACGATACTGCTTGCGAAGATCACGCACCCAGCCGGGAGCGCTAACTTCCTTTTCGTCTTCGGGGTCAGGCGATTCCCCATTTATGCTGACAACAACATCGTCTTCTTCAGTCTCGGCCTCAGTGTCGATTTCTTCCTCTTCAGGTTCTTCGACTTCCGGCTCCTCAACTTCATCTAGATCGTCGTCAAATTCTGCCTTATCTTCGTCCATTCGATCCTCATACAATTCTCACCCATTAGAATGTGCGGCTGGGCGGTTGCCGCATTCCGGGCGATACCACTTCTTGAAGTGCCTTCGCCGTGTTCAATACGCTGTCGCGCTCTTTCTGCTGGATGCCAGAAAGCACTTCAACGGTCTTGGCTTTGGTCTCTTCAGCCCGTGCCAAGGTGTATGCTGTGTTGGCCTGCGCCTGACCTGCTTTGGCCTGCGCTTCCATTGCCGCTGCTTGCAGATACTGCGCCTGCGGATCGGGCGCTTGCTGCGACTGCGCCTGTTGCAGTTCCTCCAACAATGCCTGCTGTTCTTCTGCGGTTGGCTTAACAACGCCCATCTTGATCAGGCGGTTGCGGAAGAAGTCACGAACATCAGAGATGCCTTCGCCTTCCATGTTCAACATCGCCATCGAGCCAAGCACCTGCTGCGTCTCTGGATCGGTTGCAAGTTGCATCATGCCCATCAGCGACCGAACAGTGGCAGCGCGTCTGGATTCAGATGATGGGCCGACCTCAACCGCAACGTCAAACTTAGCTTTGCTCAGGTCGTTCTCATATTCAACCGCGCCAGTGTCTGGGTTCAGCACAGGCTTGGCCAGTTCAACTGTGGACATCTGCCCTTGCGATCCGATGCCCTTTAGCTTGCGGCCCGACTCAACCATCACATCGCGTGACATCGACAGCCAGATTTCGCCGCAACGCTTGATAGCCTTCGCCATGTTCGACATGTAGATGTAGGTCTGCATGTCGATCTTGCTCTGGATCAACTCCACAGCCTTGCCAGAGATGTTGGAAACCATCTGCTCGCCAGCCTGCTGGTTGCCCAACAGATCGCTGATGTCTTGCTCGGTGATCTGCAACAGGCCAGCCAGTGCGGGCGGGATCTGCGGCGGCTTGGTGTATGCCACCGGGCCAGCCAACGCTTCGTTGCCGTTCGCATCCGTCATCGTGTTGATCAGCAGATAAGGATAGTTCTTCAGGTTGTCCTCGGCCCACATCACTTCATAGCCAGCGACTTGCTCGGCTGCAAAGATCGGCTTTTCGGTCGTGGACAGCGCAGAGATTTCGCCCAACTTGGATAGCTGCATGTTCTTGAGGCGCTGCGCATCTTTGGCCATGCGAACGTGACCCATGCAGCGCTCGATGTTGTCGATATACCAGCGCTTGCCATAGACAGGCACAATCGGGATTTCAGTGCCAGCGATGTAGCCGCTGTCTTCCAGAATACCGTTGCCGCTCATAATATACTTATGCACCTTGCGGCGCTTCACGCGCTTCTGGCGCACCTCGACCTGACCCGTGGCCGTTAGCATATTCTCAAGTTCTGGATCGTCAGCGAAGTCTTTCTCGCTATAGCGGGTTTCTTCGCCGTCGATAGATTGGAACGTGCGGATCAGTTCCGATGCTTCCTCAACGCGGAAAACCTCTGCCACGAACACCATGTCAGGTGTTGACCAGTCAAATTCGTTCTGGTGGATTTCGTGCGGCCATGTGTCGGGGTCATCGTTCCAAGCGGCCTTATACGAATCCCGCGTCATCGAGGTCAGGACGAAGCACACCTTGGCGTCAGACTTGTCTTGGCGCTTGGCGTCTAGATCAAAGAAAACGGTTGTGTCAGCATCATAGATCGGTTCGATCCGAATGCGCTGGTTTTCGTTTTCTTCGTCATATTCGTCTTCGTATTCAGTGCGCAGGCGGAATGCACCAAAGCCACCGCCCACCGCTTCCTCAAAGGCGTTGTCATAGGCTTCGTCAGCACCGCTGTCCTGCTCATCTGCACGGAATAGCATGTCGCAGGTATCGGCCAACTTATCGTCTGATGTGCCGTCTTTAGACACAAAATCGACCGTGATGCGATTGTTTCGATACTCGTTGATGATCCGCATCACCGACAGGTGGATCTTGTTCACCTCAAAGCGCGGCTTGTTGTTGAACTGCTCTGCAAGGTTGCCTTCCCACTGCGCCCCGGCAATGGAATAAAAACGGCGATCCTCAAGGCATTGCAGACGGCCTTCACGCATGGCGCTTTGAATGTCGTCGAACTCTTGCAGCGCATCCTGATGCACTGTTGCAAGGCGTTCGCTTCTGGTCATTCTTGCCACGGCAGTTCCTCGCAATTCATTTCGCGCCATTATAGGCGCTTTTGGCGGATAAAACAATCACCTTGCCATAGGCATCATAGTGACCACTGGCCGGGCCTTTGGCTTCTGCTGGACGTTAGCCCGCCGCGCACCTTCCAGAGCATAGCGCACCGCGTCGATCACATGGTTGTCGCGGTCATCCAGCACTGGCAGGATCTTGCCCGTCATCTGATCGGTCTTGAAACTATACAGCGTCAGTTCGTCAATCGTGTGCTTGCAGCGTGGATGCACAACGATGTCAAACGACTTCAGCCATTCAATGCCTTCCTCGACAGACTTCGCTCCCTTGACGGCTGATTGTATCTTGGGGAAGCCGTTCTTGCGCATGTGGCTGATTGTCTCGGGCCGTGCGCTGTCGGCCACCATTGGCCATTTCTCAGCCTCTGGAATGGACATGAACAGCGATGGCGTGTCCACGATCTCGCAGCCGACCTGATAAGCCTCATAGTCGATATATAGCTTGCGGCCTATGATGTGGCAGCGAACGCAGACTGTCGGATCAGATGCAAAGCCCCAATCCGCACCGAAACGATGGACAGCATCCGGCGGCGCGTCGAAGTCTTCAATCACCCAGTTCTTGAACACTCTGGTTTCGCTATTGCGAACATACTGACCCTTCCAGACGTGCAGATATTTATCTGGATCACGTCTGAGGTCGTATTGCATCTCATCCCGTAGCACGTCTGGAAACCACGGATTGTCGGAATAGTTGACCTCGACCACGATGCTGTCGGTTGGAGCGTTGCTTCCACGAAGTAATGATTCAACGGGATCGTCCTCATAGCGTGGGTTCCAACTGAACAGCAACTGCGAGCCGGGCTTGCGGATTGTCGGGCGCAGTAGGTCCAAAGAAAACTGGCTGATCGACTGCGCTTCTTCCACCCAAGCGATGTCAAACCCTTCAAGCGACTTGATGCTGTCGGCTGTGTGATTCTGCATCCCTTGAAAGATGATCACGCCACCGTGCGGGCATTTGATCTCAGCCTGCTGCACCTCAAACATATGGCCCACGCCAAGTTCCTGTATCTTGTTCTCAATCAGCTTCTTGACGGATTGTTTGAGAGACTTCTGCACCTCACGCACGCAGACCACATCTGTGCGTTTCATCACGCAGCGCTCAACGATCCATTCCGCAAAGAAGGTTGACTTGCCAGAGCCGCGCCCACCGAATGCGCCGATGTAGCGGGCGTGTTCTTTCTTGAGGATTGGAACAGCCCAGCGCGGGGTGTTGATGTTTAGGTTCATTTCCCAGTGTCACGCAACGTCTGCAATCCTAAGATTTGCTCTGCTGTGAGGCCTCGGTTTTTGAGTTGCTCAGGCGTAGATCCCAATATGCCTTTTGCAGTCTCTCTTGCCCTGCTGGAGAGATTTGCTCTGTTATCAACTCCAACCTCCCCTCGATCTCCGCGTCTGACACCGGGCGTTTCTTGTTGAACAGTCTCGTTAGAGATGCGTCCAACAGATCCTTCTGTCTCTGCGACAAATCCTTGAGTTTCGGCCCGATGGCTCGGCGCACCTGCTCCACGAATGCCTGCCGCTGTTGCTGCTCTGTCTGCATTGTTTCCACTCCACCGCATGACGATAACGGGCGGCATGCCCATGCTTTCGTCCCAACCATCTGACTTCCAAGCGTCAAGAAGGTCTTTATAATCCTGCTCACCGTGATCGGCAATATACATTTCTTTGTCGAATGGCACACGTCCGACCTCTTCGAAACCAAATTCCCCATAGTATTCTGGAAGATAACCATCAGGGAAACGTTTTGACGGCACAGCAAAAGCGTCAAGAACTGTTACACCATCTTCAATGGCTTTTGCCATCACACTTGGTGCCGCTGTTCCCTTTGCGCCGGGTGCGTTGCTAACAACGCCGACCAAAGCCTTGTCATCCGGCATCATGTCAACACCAGCCCAAGAGTAGTCAGGCTTAGAGTCTATGGCAAAGAATACATCATCGTCGCCAAGCTGATAAGCCACAAGGTCGCCTGATTTTGCTCCGGCCTTGATGTCTTTTGCGGTGTAGCTTGTCAGGGCTGGGCGATATTTGCTGTTGGTAATAGCATCAACAAATGCCTGTGGAGAGGCACCTCCAGCATTAACTGGCTGGTTTGTTGGCTTCCATTTATTTAGCATAGAGTTCGTGACAATCCGCGTATCAATCGGCGACAGGCGCATAGCAGATCCCGCCGGGAACTGATTGCTACTTGATTGCAATAGGCGCTCGAGGTCTCCAACTTGCTTTCCTGTCACCTCTTCAACTGGAAGCGACATGTCGAATGCTCGGCGCCCACCTTCATTGAACTCTTTGCCAAAAGCATCGATGTTCTTTTCGCCCCAAAATGTTGGGAACATTTCAAAGGTTGATATGTTCTGATCAAGTGCGCCAAAGACGCGACCTCTGATGCCATATCTATAGCTTGGGTGAACTGGTAGGCCCTCTGCCAATAAGTCGACAGGCGGCGCACTGAAATCTGGCTCAATGAACAAAAGCGTGTCACGCGGGTTTGACCCAGCGTAACGCGGATCAACTGTTTCCTGAAGAACTCTATTTACGTTTGGCAAGCCCTGTTCTTGCATGCCCTTGCTGCCAATGATGTCAGCAATCCTGCTACGCTCTGGAAAGCTTGCGCTATTGATAAACTCTTGGAGGTTTGGGCTACCAAAGCCGGGAAAGCGCTCAAGCCTAGCCAAAGCCGGATCTCCTCCCGTTGCCGATGTTCTCACCCTTGCATCAAGTTCACCCAAAACTTCACGCGGGATGCGTTGGTCTCTGACGTATGCACCAGTTGTCTTGATTAGTGAGTTGATGAAACTGATGTTTGATTTGTGACTTGTTGGGTTCATGGCTGTAACGGCGATCAGATCCGCACCAGATCCAGCCTTCTTTGTCCCAATGCTTTTGCCTTGAACCGCCCATGCCAATCTTGCATCTTGGCTTGACTTCAATAGTGGATAGCCCGGGCCACCCATCATTGGCTCAGGCACATCAATCCTTGATGCGTCGATGCCCGTATAATAACCGCCAGCCCGCGTTAGATCCGCGACTGTTGGAATAATTCTCGCACCTTGCAAGTCAGATGGCGTAATGCGTGGGATGCTTGCCAGTGGCGCTTCCTGCATCGCCCGCTCGGCATCCGCAAACGTCACTGGCGGTCTACCAACATCGCCAGCAATTGGGTTGCTGTATAGGGTTGGCATAGGACCGGGCTGGGTTGCGCGGTCTACGATGGTCTGACGCAGTGGCGACCATCCAAGCAAACTTTCCATCAACGCTGTCGCAGCAGGCATTGCGGCTTTATAGGCAGCGGCAGCAGGTGCTGTGACGCCTGCCACACCCGACAACATGTTACCAAGCGCGGTGACTCGATCCCATCCCGCAGTCTCTGGCGCAAGCATTTGCTGCGATGCAGACATTGACTGACCGATTGCTTCAACCGGGTTTAACATTTGGTTGAAATTCCCCAGCGTTCCCACAATGCCAGTGCCGCTTAGGATGTTTGGCTCCGGCTGCGGTGCTGGTGGATTCGCTGCAATGGCTGCACGCTCTTGCGGCGTTGTCATCTCATACGCAAAGTTGGTTGGGAATCTCGCTTCTGACTTTGGCGCGTCAGGCATCACATACCGCGCACCATAGCCTGTTTGGTAAATGGTGCGGCCCATTTCATCCTTGCCAACTGGCGTGTCTTTGGCTGGGTTTGCGCCAGTAGGTAAGTCAAAAATGCCCATGTCACGCCTCTGATGGATCAATGATGGTCCGCTTGATCTCGATTGGTATTGCACCGCCTGATGGCCCAGACAGTTCCTGCTTCGTCGCGTCAGAGTAGCCGTGCTTGGACAGCATCATCTTGGTGATCGAGTAATTAAAGTCGCCAGACAGGCCATTATTCAGCAACTCCCGCTCTTGCTTTTGCGCGATTGCCTTGAGGATGTCGGAAAATTCTTTGTCCTTGTCCCGCGCCCAATCATGACAGGTCTCTCGGTGAATGCCAATTTCGCAAGCCAGACCCGCAACCGATGGCACCTTGTCACCTGCTGCGATCCACCCGCCTTTAGCATAATCCCAAGCAGCCTTGATGATCTCGGGTGTGTAATCAGTTGGTCTACCAGCAGCCATGACATCCTCATCTCGACACATAGCGGTGTCGGTCGCTGCGGCATCTTACATCAGTTTTGTGGTTGTTTCAATCTGGCAACCTTATCAAGCACTGATAACCCAAATTCAGACGTTGGATCAAACCACCACAGCGGCTTTTGGCTGCGGTCTTTGTTCTCTGGGTTCCTGATGATGCTATGGACGCCTGTAGGTTCATTACGCACCCGTGCAATGGCCCCGATGCAGGCGTTCTTGGTCATGCCAACCAGATGTGCTGCGTCCTTGTGGGTTAGGCCCACGTTCTCAACGAGGTGCAGCGCCATGAGGATTTGCTCGTCCTTCTGGCGGTCTAGCGTTCCATGCATTGGATTTCCCCTGCCAGTGCCAAATATCCATTTGCATCTACATATGAATCGACGTGATCTGGGTTGCCTTTGATGCGGGCAATTTTGAACAGCGTCATCATCATGGCAACGTCGAAGCCATTGACGGTGCATATCTCGCGCCCGTGCATCCACCACGACCAGAGGTCTGCTACGTTGTCAAAGTTGTCTTCTGCATCCCCGTGCGTCGCATCGCGGTCTTTGGTGATGTATTGGCTTGCGGTCTGTAGGATTTCTTCGCGGTTCATTTGATGCTTTCCTTGTAGCGAATGGCTGCTGCCTTTATCCGCAAAATTGTTGCTGGGTTAGTTGAGTCTATAACCCGCTTGAAGTGCGATGAACTAAAGCCGAGCGTTCTTGCCGCTGCGGCCATTGTGGGGAAATGCACACCCTCAATGGTGACGGGTCTCTTTTTTGTTGTGCCTAGACCTACCACGTCCATGCGCCCGCGAGCCAGTGCTGAATAGACCGCCTCTTCTGTCACATCCATCGCTGCCGCAGCTGCGCGGACTGTAGGAAATCTTTGGCCTCGAATCTCTACAATCATTCCCCACCCTCCAGTTCAGCCAGCGCGGTGCAAGCAATCCGTGCTTCGGCGTTTTGGACAATGCCTTGTTCGTGCGTTCCGATGTGCGTGTATGCTGCAATCTTCCGCAGATACTCCATTGCCTTGGCGAGTTTGTCCAACGCATCTGCGGCCTGTCCGCTTGTAGCAAGCAGTTGCAGGGTCAGTTCTTTGTTGCTCTCTTTCAAATCTTCGATGCGGTAGGCGGCTTCCCAGCAGAGTTCTTGCACCCCCTCTAAGCGGACATTATGCAGCCGCTTGATCAGATCGTTACTCATTTTTTCCCCTCAAGTTTAGCCAGCAAAGTTGGATCGCTGATGTGGTAAATCAGTTCTTCGGCGTCCAATCCCTCGGATAGCAAGTAGCGGATAATGTCGCGGGCGGTGTGATCCTCTGTGAAGCAGGTGTAAATGATGCTTTCCTCGTCTTCGATTTCAATCGGTTTGCGACGAACTTCACTCATCATCATCTCCCAGTATGGCAAAGACCTTCGCCATCTCGATCAGCCACAAAGCATCTTTGCGAGACACCCCAGCCGATGACGCTACATACATATTGCCGTCCGACATCTCGCCCAGCACCAGCACAGATTCCAAACCCTTGTCATCCGCCGCAGCCAGCACTTGGTTGACCGAAATATCAGGTTCAAATAAATTTATTACGTTGCCGCCGTCAGTCATTCTTTCCCCCGTAGTTCAGCCAGAAATGGCGCAATTATGTATTTGTTATAGTCTGCCATAGTTTTCAGCATTACGACTGCCTTGGCGATGTTGGCTTCGGTTTGTGCTATGCGGTCGGCCATTTGGTCAAATGTTGGCGGATCGTAAACATCTGGGGCGCTGCGGTGCGCTTTGATGCGGTCCATAAGTGCGTCAGTCATTCCGTGTCTCCCACAGGGTTTTAATTTTTGCTTTGAGTGCATTGCGCCGACTCTCCGGCCAGGTCGCAATGAAATCCCGTCTTGCCTCAACTGTCCTCAGTTCCATCGCGTATCGTGCAGCGCTGTCTAGGATTTCCTCATTACACGCTGCGTTATAGGCTTCCTTGCTGTCTCTGCTTTGCAAGTTGACCTCACCCATTCCCACTGGATCACCCACTTGCCAGACCCTCACAGCTTTATTGGTTTGCGGGCGATGTAAGCAAACTTGCCCGGACCCATTCTGCGCTGGTAAAGAATGCACTTGCCTTGGTTGTAGAGTTCCAACGCATCAGCCTTGTGCTTGCCTGCGGCGTATTCACCTATGTGATATACCACCTCGTCGCCGCGCTTCATTGAGTCCAGCATGGTGTGCAGGACACCGCGCTGGTCTTTGACGATGTTATATTCCATGCGCTCGCTCAAAATGGGATCGAGTCCTCAAGATCATCGCGGCTATTTTGCTGCGGTTCCTGTTCGCTGCGTTCCTTCGTGCCGCCCATAAACGTCAGGTCTTGCACCGAAAGCGTCAGACGGCCTTTGCCTTCGTAAACATCCACGCCGGGGCGACCAGACACCACCAGCTTCGTACCTTTGACGATGTGGCTGCTTAGGCTGTCAGCCCGCTTGCCCCAGATGCTGCATTGCACCCAAGTGCTGTCGCGCTTCTGGCCGTTCTTGTCTTTGCCGTTGTCAATGGCGATTGAGAAGCCCAGCACGGGTTCGCCGCCCTGCGTGTTGCGCAAAACAGCGTCCTTGCCTACGTTCCCAGCGATTGTCATGGTGATCATTTTGTTTCTCTCTGTTGTAGTTTAGCTTTTCCAAGTTCTTCTTGAGCATTGCAGTAATCAGCCCACACAACATCCCGCGTGGCGAATGCCTTATCTGTCAAAACTTGGGAAAACATGCGCATTGACTCAAAAATACCATCACGAGCAATTTCATAATCAGCCGCAAGTTTTGCAAAAGCGGCTTCAAGCTCTTCTATAGTTTTGGTGGTCATTTTGTTTTTCCCTTCGTGTTGCGGTGTTCTTGTAGACACCTTACAACATCCACAAACGCTGGCAACAACATTATTGCACTTAGCGCAAATATTTTCACATCACGCTTTCGACGAACGCTTGCGCTGCTTGGGCAACGATTGCATTGCCATAACCGCGCAATCGTCCCACTCTGGCGGCAGCCCCATGAGCCAACGGGGATGTGCCGGGTTCAACTGGCCGCCACTTTCCATCGCGGCAGAAGAGCCAATCAGCATCTCGCCAGTGGCCGTTAGTCGCGCTGGGCCGACCATCTTTGACATCTGCGTCAAGCTGGTTCCCGTCATTCCCGCTGTTATCCCAGACCCCGCTCTCTCCCCGTCCGATGCTGCTGCTGTCGGCCAACCCGATTTCTGCACCTCGAATGACAGCTTCATGCTGTGACCCGTTCCAGACGGAGCCAATCCGCTCTGCTTGCTGTCCTGCACAATTGGGGTTGTCCATCCTGCCATCCAGGCTTGCCTTGGAACTGTATCGTCCCGCAGTTGACCGCTCTGACGGTGCATCGACGTTTCCAAGTTGCCGCTGTCCTTGTGGTCCCGCGTTGTCGGCGTTGCCCAGCCGTGTTCCAACCCACCAGAGGCGCTGGCGGATATGCGGCGCACCGACGCCCGCAGCGCAGAGATCGACCGCCCCGCTGGCGTATCCCGTTTCTTCCAAGTCAGCGCATACAAGGTCGAGCCAAGCGAGGCCGTCTTTGCTTGCAACTTGCTCACCAAGGACAACGTCAGGTCGGCACTGGCTGATGAGGTGGTGGAAGGCTGGCCACAAGTGCCGCTCATCATCAAACCCTGCTCCTTTGCCTGCCGCGCTGAAAGGCTGGCACGGACATGATCCTGTCCATACAGGACGATCATCGGCCCATCCCGCTCGTCGCAGGGCGTAGGACCAGACACCAATTCCGGCGAAGAAGTGGCACTGAGTAAATCCAGCAAGTTCAGTTGGTGTGACATCTTCGATGCTCCGCTCGTCAACTACGCCATCAGCGATGTGACCCTGTTTGATTAATTCCCGCAGCCAAGCAGCGGCCTTTGGGTCATATTCGTTGTAATATGCGGCCATGCTCATTCCATCCGCTTCACGCCAAAGCCAACATCCCGCATGATTTCCGCAGCCCGGTCTGCTGTCAGCCGTTCTCTTGGTTCTGGCTTATGCTCTGCGCCGCGCTGCTTCATCTCCAGCACCCTAGACGCTGATGCTACGCCGTCCATCTCAACCCTACACCGGGCCACGATGTCGCCTTCTAGCGGGCGTTTCCGGCGGTCTGTGTTGGCATCTGACTTCCACCAGCGCACCGACCTCTCGATGGCCCACTGAGGAAAGCCGCTTAGAGCCTGTTCCCAATCTTCGGCTTCCATCTTGCGCACGGCCTGCGGGATGTCTTTCTCGTAGTAGGGGCTGAGAAGCGCAGCGACCCTAGCTGAGATCCACACCCCAGAGGCTGATGTCATCAGTGCGCTCTGGATTCTCAGCACGGTTTCTTTCTCTGGCAACGATGTCTGCTGCAACGCTGGCAAACGCCGCAGCCATGCCAGACCCCGCTCCACCTTTTCCTCGCTGAGTGTTTCCAAATTTCCGCGCATTGCCGAGCCATGTGCGCCAAGCTGCGTCCCAATCCCTGAAACGGTTTTGCTTAGAGCGGTGGAAGTTTCCGAATCGATCTGCTTCATCTTCTATTTCCTGTTGTGTGAAACCGCGGTCTAGCGCGTCTTGAACATTCTTGTCATTTGGTATCCACCCATCGGGCAGATCAATCTCAGGCTTGCGTTGCTTTTGCGCCTTCGCGCCTCTTAACTCTTCTGGTTCATTTACAAGGTTATTATTTACAGGGTTAAGGGTAGGAAAAATTTGCACGGGGGGGGTGGAAATATTTTCCGGGGGGGTAGGAAATATTTTCCTACCATCATCTTCCGTTCGCATCTTCAAATGGTAGCTGTTGGATGTCTGCGAACCGTTGTCACGGGTGCGCTTCACCACAGAGATCAAGCCAGCTTCGGCCAGTTGATCCAAATGCAGCCTGACGCTTCGATCCGTCATCTCGCACAATTCCGCCAGCCTCTTGTGGCTTGGGAAGCATTCGCCTGTGCTTTGGTTGTAGTGATCCGCCAGCCAATAAAGCACAATCTTGGCGGCTGGTTTCAGCCCCACCTGCTTCATTGCTAACGCCGTCATATAGTGACTCAATTTGGCACTCCTTGGGTTGTGGAGTTGCCAATCGCGGTGTAGAACCACGATCAGCACATCCTGACTATGTGCTTGCCGAAATCAGCGGTCTTCTCCCCCGCTGCGGCTTACTTAGGGCAGGTTGAACGTTTCCGCGTTCCCTGCCCACTTCTTTTTCTATACCTGATGCAACATCAGATAAAGCGTTTTCTACGTCACGCGCAGATTTAATCCCATCGCAATGGCAACCGCATAGCGCACCTCAAAGTCACGAGTCCAGTGGCCTTTACACTCCTCGATCACCTCAACGCCGTCTTCAACATAAGCGAAGTCCGCCGTGTATTTCATCTTGCGGCCTGTGCGCGTGTAGAGCGGGCGATGCTGGCCCATCAGTTCAAACTTGACTTGCCGGCGTAGGTTGCTGATCTCCCCTGCGCGTTCCAAAAGCTGCAATTCCATGTAGCGCTGGGCTTCTTTTTTACTCGCAAACTGGACTTCGCCAACCATCGTTTTCTTAGCGCCATACTTGTTAGCTGTCTTGCGGGCAAAGCTGGGCTGTATCTTCATTGCCAGCCATCCGATGAGACAGCCCGGTTGGTGGCAAATTCCACAAACTTCCTTGACAGGCGATCAGGCACAACCGAGCCCGACAGCCAGCGCGACAACTGCGATGCGCTGACACCGAGCATCTCAGCGAAATCTTTCTTTTTCATTTTTTCGGCCTTGATGTGCTGGGCCAGAGCGATGCGTGATGTGTTTTCCATGCGTCCATCTTGCATAAAGTTGCGCCTGATGCAAATAGTTGTTTACAAGCGCAAGCAAGATCGTTAGACCGATGTTAGACGAACAACGCAAGAATGGGAGAAAAGACCATGCAAGCATACTACAAGGGTGAAGAAATCAAAGTTCACTTTGTCGCAGAGAGCGTCCGCACCGACTTCGGTGTGCCGGGTTCGCCTGTCTGGGAAGAAGTCGACATGAACACGATTGAAGTTGACCAACTGTTCATTCTGGACACGCCGTTCAACATCAAAGAATTGCCGCAAGCGTTGCAGGACGCCATCCTGTCTCTTTGGAATGAAGTGGAGTTTTACTAATGCGTGAGTGGATTGAAGATGCAGTTGGGGCTGTGATGCTCTTTGTCATGGGCTACGGCCTGTTCTTCTTGGGTTATGGATTGGGGTTCTGACATGACCGAGCATAAAAACATCTACATGGCTTTGTGCGCTGCACAGGCTGGCATGGGCAAGGTCGTTAAAGGCGCCACCAACCCCGCGTTCAAATCGAAATACGCCGACCTTGCCGATGTGGTTTCTGTTGCTGTTCCTGCGCTGAACGAGCAAGGCATCGCAATGTTCCATATGATGGTGCGGGATGAACAGGGTGCTGTGATGCGCACGATGCTGGTTCACGGCGCCAGCGAAACCAGCGTTTCCTGCGATGTGCCGCTGATCATCAACAAGCAGGACATGCAGGGCATGAAGTCGGCCACGACCTATGCCAAGCGGATCGGCCTTGAAAGCCTGACAGGCATCGCGCCGGAAGATGACGATGGCAACGCCGCTGCGAAAGCCGCGCCCAAGGTCGAGCCGAGCAAGCTGATCAGCAAAGAGCAATATGTGGACATGAGCGACCTGATGTTTGACACAAACACAGACGAGGCAAAGTTCTGCGCTTATTGGAAAGTTAAGCAGCTAGAAGACATGACCGAAAAGCAAGCGATCGACGCAATCGCCATGCTTACAAAAAAAGCAGCATTGGGGGTGGCAAATGGAACAGCGCAGTGAAGAATGGTTCGCAGCGCGGTTGGGGTGTGTCACAGCATCCCGCACCGCCGATGTGATGGCCAAAACAAAGTCTGGCTATGCGGCCAGCCGGGCTAACTACATGGCCCAGCTTATCACCGAGCGTCTGACACAGACCTCTGTAAAAGGCTTCACCAGCGCCGCCATGCAGCATGGCACAGATACCGAACCACAGGCCCGCATGGCCTATGAACTGATGACAGGTGAAACGGTTGCCGAGACAGGCTTTGTCCCACACCCGACCATCGCGGGCTTTGGTGCATCACCTGACGGTCTGGTTGGATCGGATGGGCTGATCGAAATCAAATGCCCAAACTCTGCCACCCACATTGAGACGCTGCTGGATGGCAAGGTTCCATCCCAATACATGATCCAGATGCAGGTGCAGATGATGTGCTGCGGGCGGGAATGGTGCGATTTTGTCAGCTTCGATCCGCGAATGCCCGGCGATATGAATTTCTGGATGCAACGGGTCCACGCAGATCACGCCTCACAAACAGACATCAAGGCCGAGGTGATCAAGTTCTTGGGCGATCTGGAAATGAAACTCCAGCAGCTGCGGGAGAAGTTTAATGTCTGATCGAAAACTAATCATTGCGACCTATGACCGCCTTGAAGAAGAAGCGGGCGGTATATGGCACGCCTTGGCCTCGATGACGATGGACAAGGTGGCGAAGGAACTGGACATCCCACGCGATGAGGTCAGCGCGGTGATGGTCAGCCATTGGACCAATCAGGGCGCAGGCTGATGCCATACAAGGTGCGTCTTACAGGCCCGCGTCAGCGCCTCTATGCCCACCAGCTTATAGACGCTGCGCCAGACTTGGCGACCGTGACAATCGCGGGCGGTGATCGGACCTTGGAGCAAAACGACAAACTTTGGGCCATGCTGACCGATGTGGCAATGGCCCGCCCAGAAGGCCGCAGATGGACGCCTGAAACTTGGAAGTGCGCCTTTATGCACTCTCTAGGCCATCAGGTGGCATTCGCGGAAGGCTTAGATGGATCAGGTCCATTTCCGCTTGGGTTCAGATCATCAAAGCTAACCAAGCCGCAAATGTCGGATCTGATCGAAACGATTTACGAATATGGCGCCCGGCACAATGTCGAGTGGTCCGAAAAGGAGAGCAAATGAAACCAAGACTAAACGCCACAAGGTGGCAAGCGCTCAAAGACATTGAGCAATACGGGCAAGAAGTTTTCACATCAATTCACAGCGGTATTCATGGCGCAGCACTTTACAGCCTTGAATTAGTTGGATGGGCTGAACGTGTAGACGCCCCAGACGATGGACCATTCTTTGTGATTGAAACTGTCGGCAATCATTGGCGATTGACCGATGCAGGAAAAGCCGCGCTCAAAGCCCTACCAGCAACCAAACCGAGGAACTGACATGGAAGACATCAACCAAGAACTGCTGCAAATCGTGGAACGCATCGAGGCACAGAACGCCACCATCGCTGACGAAACCGAGGTGCGCAAAGCGATCTATGCCGAGGCGAAATCATCCGGCTTTGACGTTAAGGTGCTTCGCAAAGTCGTGGCGCTGCGAAAGAAACGCGCCGACGAAGTGGCCGAAGAAGATGCAATTGAAATGATGTATCGCGAAGCGCTGGGGATGTAATCATGCACTGGATTCTAAAGCCCTTCATGAAAACCGCAGCCTATGCTAAACTGCCGCCGCTGTATGAAGAAAAAGACCGTATTGAAGCGGCCATACAACGCGCTAAGAAGTCCAAAGCCAAAGTGTCAGACCTCTACGAAATGGCGCAGAAAAACAATGTGCAATGCTTGAAGTGGGAAAGATGGCTGACTTAGGACAACGCGGCCCACTGGGTCAAAAGAAACCCAAGGCCGAACGTGGCACAGCCAAGGCGCGGGCGCACATTGCCCGCGTCAAACAACTGCCCTGCGTGATCTGCACTAAGCACGGGCCAAGCGATGCCCACCATGTGATCTGCGGGCGCTACGGGTCTGCTAAGGCCAGCGATATGGATGTGATACCGCTTTGCAAGGCGCACCATCAAGACGGCCCGGATGCAATCCACAATGGCAAAAAATCGTGGGTTGAGAAATACGGCGAAGACCACAAATATTTGCCATTGGTGGATCAGTGGCTTCGTGGTATTTAAATCAGATCAGGCCCTGTGTGGGGTAGAAAAGGCAGGACACCACGGTCCATGCGCTCAGGGTGCAGATCACCCCCACAAATATTTGCCATTGGTCGAACAGTGGTTGAAGTAATGCAAACGCATTACCCTATTCTGTCAATTGGGTCTAATGCCCGAAGCACTAGACCGTCTACTTTATGGAAGGTCATGGATTGCAAGGCGCGTCTTCCGCCGTATCCCATGCTTGCCGCATAGGCGTCTGGCGGGCAAAAGGCGCGAAGGCTTTCATGTCGCAGTGGGCCAATGTCCTTAGCTTGATCGTGGTGGATATGGCCCGTCAGGTAATGCCGATGTCGTGTGTCTGACCAGAATGGGCAAACATCCGACAGATAAAGCGCCATCTGCTGCGGTTTGCTTTTGTCGCCGTGGTGAGCAAAAATGGCGCATTTGCCCCATTGCATCATGAACAGATCGCGGGGGTTCTTTTCAACCGTGATCCGAGGTTCGTTACGATAGCGTTCAGCTAAAGAGAAAATAAGCGTCATGATGGAATGGGGATCGTGGTTGCCGCGCAACGCGCGCACATGCACGCGACCGTGTTTCTGTAAGAGGCGCAGAATCGTCTCAGAAATGATCTCTATGCCAACGTCGACTATCTCCCAGAACCGCCCAGCCATGTCAAGATTATGGCGTTTTGCAAAAGTCTCGCCTGTCGTGTCATCGCTGTGAAAGTAATCCCCGCCAATAATCAATATCGCTTGCTCGGCAGCAGGCGTAAGCGCCAGCACCTTGGCAAAAGCGTGCCTCATGTCTTTGGCCGCGTGGTCAAGGTCATAATCCTGCCCGCCCGTTTCGCGGCCCCACGCCATCATCCCAACGTGGGCGTCCATCAGCGGATAGACAGCGCACAGATCGGCCATCACGCTTTCAGGGGCCACCACTGGCTCGGCAGGCACCATGCCCTCCAGCGCCTCGCGTATGCGCTCTGCAAAGGCTTCTGGCGGTTCGGCTTCGGGCCGCAGCATGAGCGAATAGCCAATCTCGCCATCTTTCGGCGGAATCTTGGCCCATGCCAACGCGGGAACCATGCGCGTGCCAATGGCTTCCATGCCATTTTTGATCGCTGGGTCCAAACGATAATCTGTTCGAGCATCGGGCGTCATTCCGGCGCGGTCTAGCAGGCGCTTGAAGCCGCGCTCTTCAAGGCACATTTCCCGCGCTGCTTTAGCCACGCTGCCTGTGCGCTTAAAGGCTGCAACGGCTTCTGCCTGTTTGGGCGTCACTTGCTACACCCAGCGTCAATCTGTTGGATCAGAAACGCGCCCGTGACCAGTGATTGCGGCCCACCATCCGCAACCAGTGCCGCCGCATGGGCCGTCCTACTTTGCGCCGTGCCATCGCAGATTGCCTCACTGTTTGGAACGGTTGCGCAGCCACTCAATAGCGTCAGCGTCAGGCATATGCCCAACTGCGTCGATCTTTTTGGAAGTGTCAGCATAGCTTTGCAATTCCTCGATCTTGGCTGTTTTCAGCCCAGCCGCTCGGCCAGCGAACCAACCAGACATCACAGACAGAATTGCCGTGATGAGTTTCACCAGCGCCGTCCAAAACATTACCATTTTTCTTTTGCTGCCCAGTAGGCAGCGCTCATCTTTCCCTTTGCGATGTTCTTGGCATGGCGAGCCATGAACGATGCCCGGCGCTTCTTGTCAGCCTCGCTCTCGCCCTTCTTGGCAGGCGATCCGCTCACACCCTGCTGGCCAAAGCGGATCGTCTTGATGGTGTCGCCTTCCTTGGCGACAACCACATGGCTTTTCGTCGGATGGCTTGGTGTGCGCTTAGGCTTGTTGTAGCCAGCCACACCCACTTTTTCCAACCGACTGTCTTTCATTTCTTTTTCGCCGTCTTGGCAGGCTTTGCAGTCTTTGCAGATGCTACAAATGCCGCCTTGGTGGGCGCACCCTTAGTGCCGGGCTTGCGCATCTTTTCGCCAGAGCCAGCCTTGATGCGTGCTTTCTTGGCCGCGATGTTTGCGTAAAGACCGTTCATATCAAGCAGCCTTACGTTTTGAGTAGATCGACCACGCTGCCACCACCAGCGTTGTGACGGCCCCGCCAGCCGTCATCATAGTTTCAGAGTCCACAAGCCCCTGACCAACAAGCCACCCGCCCAGAGCCGCAACCAAGGCCCGCACGATGCCAGAAATTTCCTGAGCCGTCATTTTGCTATCCATTCATGTTTGCAGATGATGATTTTCCGAACCAGCCCGGCACATAGAAGCCGGGGCAAGATTTACTAGCATACTGATTATGTCCACTTACCTTTGCAATTTTGTAAATGGCCATTAACCTCACGATCAGCGCGTGAAGCGCCGCGTCTTGCAGATCAGTGAAGTTGTCGCTGATCTTTCCATTCGCAACAGACCCATGACCGCCGATCAACGCAATCCCAATAGAACCAACATTGTGGTTCATTGTGTGCGCACCGACCTGTTCAATCGGTCGGCCCTTGGCAACGGTGCCATCGCGGTCGATCAGGAAATGATAGCCAATATCTTTCCAGCCTCGATCATCAACATGCCAGCGCCGCACCTCTGCCACCTTCTCGCTGGTGGGTTTGCCCGCCATCCATTCCGCCCGCGTTGCGGTGCAGTGACAAATAATTTCGCTAATCGGTCTCATTGGCCGACCTTATCTTTAACGCTCATCCAAACCGCGCCGCTGATGAACAACAATATGGCCGTTGTCAGCATCTTCACAGTTGTCGCCCAGATCGCCTTCCGCGTCTCACGCCATGACGATAGCAAGCTGCGGATCTCGTTAAGATCATCAGATGCACTCTCATCATGCAGCCCCAAATCTTCTAGCGCTTTCTTTGCGCCGTGAACAGCCGCACGGTTCAGCATGTCTTCAAGTTCCTGCGGGGTGATCTGGACGCTGCTCATGATTAAATTTCATCCTCTTTGACAGTCAGGCCCATCGCAGCCAAAGCATCAAGGCCATTCATCCCGACGACAACACTGACACGCTTAGGCGTTGCTTGTATTGGGTCTGACGTTGCATAGCCCTCGATTGGCCCAGATGCGACCATATATTCAACGCCGTTGGCATCAAGCCAGATCGGTGCGTTGTCGGCCACATTGGGATCAGTGTAGCCCGGCGGGCAAGCTATGGTTGTGATTCCCATCAGTAAGCCCCTGTCTTTTCGTTTACATAAGTCTCAGCAGATGTGATCTGATTAGTAGTTAGGTTAGGTCCAAAGCGCACGATCATGCTGTAGATGCGACCGTTGAATGGCAAAGACGCCCCTGCACGGCGACCAATGTAAAGAGGATAGGCAAGATAGTTACCTGTGCCTTGTGTCGTAGTTACCGCAGCTTGCTGTGCAGCATTGACGCGCAAAGTGTTCGTTGGCGCTGCAATGTCTGCAATTTGAGTCACTACTGCCGTGTTTGGCGCAGCAAATGTGGCACCCGTAGTTGCTATGACAAGAGGGGCATTGCCATGAGAACATACAGACCAATACGCACCAGCGACTGCGCCATTAAAACCAGAGAATGCACATATGGACCCAGCGGTTGAAAACGCAGCTACTGAAGTCTCATAGACAACCCCTACAAGATTAGTCAGCTTCTGCAGTCCAGCAAATACTTGCACCTTATTGGTGGCGGGAGTAATCGTTCCAGTAACCATACCGTCATCCACACCGTCAAACGATAGGTATGGACGCCCCGTGCTGTCAATCTGGTAGGTAGGCCGCTGCGCCAAGGTAGCTTGGGTGGCGTGGTTGCCACGTCCTGACTTGTCTAAGATGCGCCCTACAGTCTGCCCGACCGCTGTAACTGGCGTAGTGCCTGCACTGTCTTGAAACAGCGTGGATAGGTCAGACGGGTCAAACCAGACGCCCGGTTCCGCACCAGCAAAAATAGCTGATGGGGTCCAATTAACGTCATCAATCACAGACTTAAAAATCTGTGAGAAAACTGAGCCTATCACAAGCATCATTACCTCACAAACGATTAGGCCAAACGTCATATCCATTGATGGATGCAACAACGGTTCCAGATGTGTAACCACCTGTCTTCACACCAACTCGATAGTAAGTCAAAATTGGGTCATACCCAGTTTCCTCTGCCGGAACTGTCCATGACTTCACATCGCGCCAGTTTGTTCCATCTTCAGAACGCTGTGCTGTTGCAGTTGCAGAAAATGTGCCACTGATTGAAATGTCAAACCCACCAACAATTTGAATTGCTGGTGAAAACGTGTTTTGCGCGGCGGCAGATACTGATGTTCTTGGCATGTTTGCTCCTACTCGATCACTGGTTTAAAGACAGATGTTATTTCCAAGGCACGCCGATGAGCGTGACAGGAGTTTTTTCGGCTTCGATTTGAGCCTTCAATTTTGCCTCTATTGATGCCTTGTCCACAGACCCCCAAACCCAGCCCAGCACGTTGTCTTCGGTCAGATCGGCATAAGGCACGAAATTTGGTGCATCGGGATCAGGCGTGAGGCCCGTCATCCCGAAAAACGAAGCAGAATGCTCATCGCTAACAACAGTCACATTCCAGTGCGCTGTAGTCACGCCGCCGTTGCCTGCGTTGCGGTCAAGTTGGCCGATGCGCCAAGTGATCGTTGTCATTCAGTTTCCTCCTTGCCATATGCTACCAACTCTACGCGCCAACCTACAGGGCGATTGCGATCTGCTGTCATGGCTAAGTCTGGTCGGTCTGTATGCCACTCACGCACAATTTGACCGCTATTGTTAAATAGTCTGGCTATCATTCTTTTTCCTCCACAGGCTTAGCCTTGCGAATTTCGGCAACCAAAGCCTCAACTTCAGCCATCGGGCGCGTCACCAAATAGTCGTGGACAGCCTGCACAATTTCACGGGGAAGTTGAAGCATTATGCACCTATCAAGCCATGAGAAGTTAAATCGTCTATCAACGCTTTGACGCGTTGCGCCAATTCACTAAGCGTCACTGTTGAAGTGGCAAATGTTGTGCGATCTGAAGTGCCTGTAGGCGCAGCCCAGCCTGTTTGACGATCGGCAACAACCTGTGTTCCATTTACCCTAAGAACACCAGTTGTTGTGTTGATCCCAAATCTTTCGGTCGCGCCGCTGTAGAAGCCCCAGATGTTTGCAGTTACACCCCAAGATGTTTTGATTACGCCTGTTGCTTCCATAGCAATATTTTGGGTTGAAGCAAGTCGGATAGCGTTGCTCGTAATAGTTCCAAGTGATGTATTTAAACCAACAGTGCAAGTTCCAGAAACACGCAAACCGTTTGTAGGAGATCCCTTAACATCAAACGCAGCCCCAGTAGCTGCTGATGATGATGAAAAATCTGCAGTTGTTGTGCCTGTGACTGAGTAGCCAATCAAGAATGTTGCGTTAGAAACAGAACCACCTTGCGGACCAACCCGAACACCGTAGCCAACTTGGCAAGTAGCCCCAGTGGGATCACCTTTTCCACCAACAACGTCGATACCAACCCTGTTCAAACTTCCAGCGACAACATCATTTGCAAAGATGTCAACTTCTATCCCGACAGTTCCACTTTTGCCAACACCAGATGTGTTGGTCTTATCCTTTGCTTCAAACACCCCACCCCAAATAGGGCCAGTTCCTGCATCGCGGTTTCCTTGACCGTAGATGGCTACATTTTCACCAGCATCAGCAGAGTTATTGAGAACAGAAGTAATCCCCCATACATAGTTGGTGACGTTCTGAGAGACAGCCGTAGTAAGTTGCAGATTGCTCGAGACAAAGCCGGGAGTCCCACCCGTATAGTTAAATGTCTTATTAAGTTGAACTTCTGCAAACTCATTAGGGCTAGTTGCGGTTTTTGCAACGAGCCGTCTATTATTAATGGCTTGTTCAACATGTCCCATAAGAGAAATTGGATTTATACCACCTGGAGCAAGTGCTTCTCCACAAATCCAAAAGTATGTATCTTCATTCGGGATCGTGCTTTTGTTATAAATTCCGCTTGGCACATAAATGGGGTTTCCCGGCCCAGCGGCCAAAGCAGCAGCTAAAAACGCAGCAGTGTCGTTTGTCACCCCATCGCCAACAGCACCAAAGTCTGAAACAGAAATATAATCTTTGGACAGACCATAGCCAACAGGACTATAGATCACCAATGCACGGTTCTTGTCGCGCACAGTCACGGAGAACTGGCTGTTAGCGTAGATGATTGCCGGAGAGCCATTGCGCATCACATAGCCATTGGATGTGCGCAGAGGCTGCGCTGCGGGCTGCGTCAGTGCGCTATCGTAGTAGACCGTGATCGGGTTCGTCTCTGGGTTCAGGTTTGCTGTCCCAAAATACAGATAGCCATTATCAAGCGGCAATCCGCTTTTGTCGGTGAAGATCGGATAGGGCGGTGCAAGCTGCGTCAGCGTCATTTATGATCTCCTTGCGTGTCATTTAACACGAAAATGGGGTGTTTGGATAGCATCATCGACGCGTTTCCGATTCGGATGCCTTCTGAGCATTTATTGCTGTGGTGAGACGCTTAAACAATTCCGCTTCTTCAGCACTTCCTGCTGCCACTTGCGGAATTTTCAAAAGAAGGTTTCTTACAGCGGCGCTTTCATATGCTCGAGCCAAGCCACCAATTGTTGCTCCGCTAACGACAGCTGCGCCTGCACCACCAAGAAGATCAGTCAATACAGCGGCGCCAATTATTGGAACAGCCTGAACACCTGTTGGTGGTGATACTGCAGCTTGGCCAGCGCGTTCTGTCATCTTGAGAGTGCGCACTAGACCCTCAACAGCTTTCAAGTCTTGCCCAGAGAAGAACACGCCAATTGGCGCGCCAAGACGCACAAGCTGGCGCTTGAACTGATCAGGACTGAGACTTTCGAACTCTCCGCCAATCTTTGTGAATGCCTCTTGGAGAATTGCTGTTCGGGCATTGCGCTTTCCATCAGCAGACAGGCCGCGATACAAAGCACGGATTTCGCTTGGCTTCGAACTGAACAGCAATGCCCTGACCGACTCAGGCGTTGCATCTCCCTTATCAAGAGCATTCCGCATCGCCCCAAGTTCAAGGTCGCCAACCATTGTCTTGAGTTGCTTGTTAGCCACTGACCATTTGTCAAAGTCCCGGCGCTGGCCGTTTGCCTTGATGAAATCACCCATGTCATCACGCAAAGGCCCATAGATGCGGCTTAACGCTTTTTCACCAGTGGAACGGATTGACGATAGTTCTGGGGATGTAAACGCTGCGCCAATATCTTTGCGAAGCTGCTCGATGTTCGTGATCGGCTGACCGCGGGCTTCAGTGCGGACAGTGCCGTCAGGCAAAGTTACTTCCCGCGTTCCAGTGATAGCTTTCTTCCAATCCTCTAGCCTTGCAATGACAGGCTCATAAGCGCCTGAACGCAGGCCGCGCAGGCTGGCAATTTCATCATCAATTGCCTTAACCGTGCGCGTGACATCAACTGTGCCAACGTCCTTCAAACCTTCGATAACGTCTGTTTTCATGCCAGTGTATTTCGCAAGATCGGCAGATCGTTTGGCCAGAAGGTCTCGCGCCACACTTGAGATAATAGCATTGTCAGCCGCAGCCGTTTCAGCAACGCCATAGTTGCGCAGCAAGTCAACAGATGCGTCGATGCGCTCTTGCTGCTGTGCTGCCCTTGGCCCGCCCGTTCCTGCAATTGGGATCATTTCGCCAGTCCGTTGCAGCCATTTTCCAGCAAACGTAGATGGCTCTCGAACATCCGTTGTCATGACGCGAACGCCAGCCTGCTCTGCCTCTTTGATTGCGGCGGGTAAACCAGCTTGCGGTGCGGCCACGCCAAGACCAGCAGCACGGCCACCAGCAAGGCCACCAGCCAGCGATGCTGCAATCTGGCCTACTGGTCCGGCACCCATCTCTGTAGCGGCCTGTGCGCCCAGCCCAGCGCCTCCACCAGCGACAGTCTGCGCACCGGGCTGTGCGGCCATAATGTCTGCAACTGCTCGACCTGCACCTGTCATCAAGTTGGCCGCACCCCTTGCAAGGCCAGCCCCAACGCCAGCGCCTGTCATGCCTTCACCAATGGCACCAACAATGCGCTCTGTGATGCTTTCTGGTTCAGGCACGCCCGCAGATGTTAGGATGTCACGCACTTGTTGACGCAGCGGAGCCACGTTTGGCAGCAGCGGCACAAGACCTTCTGAGCCAACAAGATAGTTTTGCGTTGCAGCCAGTGGATCGTAAAGCATGGCCGGGATGCTTGCTGCGCCCTGTGCCAAGGCACGCCCAGTCAGCCCAACCTGACGCGTTAGATCAGCCGTTAGATCAGGGCCAGATGTAACTTGAACAGCGACAGGTGGCGCATTCGCTTTAGCTGCTGCGGCTGCAATGGCATTCAGGTCAAGTGCTTCATTCGCCATAAAGTGCCCTCTGCTCTGCGCTCATAATTCCCCACATTGCTTCAGGGGTTGTGCCATTTTTTGTTGCGGCATTAATGACTGCTTGGCTGCTCAGGAAACTTTGCGGTATTGCACCAGCCGCGCCTTCTGTAGCCGCACGCGCACCGAAAACGTTGACTGGATTAAGCCCATAGTTTTCAACAATAGCTTGATAGCTTTGCTGAACTCCCTGTTCTTGAACTCGCGCAGCATCAAGGAACTTGCGCGAAAGATTCTGAAATTCAGTGCGCTGCTCTGCACTAAGAAACTGGCCGCTTTCCACTTTTGTAGCCAGCGATTGAAGACGCCCAAGCAAGCCACCAGCATTTGCGGCAGTTGCAAATTCTGTCTCACGAACAACAGAGCCGGGATCAAGCATCTTCATGAACGATGTGACAAGAGCGATGTCGCCAGCGCCAGTATTATCTGCGGCAGATGTCTCAATGATTGATTGGTTACGTTCGGCAGCAGTCAAATCCTCTGTGCGCTTGCTATATTCCCCACGCAGACGCGCCTCTTCGGCCACCTTATCTTTAAGAGTTAGACCACCTTCAGCATTCATTCTGTCTAACTTTATAGCTGAATCCAGAACTTCTTTAGGCAGAATGCCCCTGTTAACATCCTGTGCAAGTTTACCAAGTGGCGATGCGGCCTCTGCTGCCTTTGGCTGCGTTGCATCAAGAATGCTTTTCCAAACATCCGGCTTAATCGCATCCGCAGCCGTCATTGCAGATCCGATGCTGATTGCTGCCGCATACGGGTCCATCTCAATGATCTTGAGGTTTGCCCGGAGTTTCGCAGCTTCATCAGTGTTCCCAGAGTTATCTGCTGCTGTAATGCGCTCATTGAGCATCGTAACAGCGGCATCAGAATTTCCGCTCAACAGGCTTGTGACCAAGTTAATGCCGAATGCAGTTTGCTCTGCCCGCTTGGGTTCCGACATCGCATCAAAAGCTGTTTTGATCTCTGCTTGGTTAGCCGCATATTTGAGATTGAAGGCGTTCTGCATTTCGGGCGTCAGCGTTCCATTCGCTGCAGCATCGCGCAGAACCATCAGGTCTTGCTGATATGCCGCTGCTGCCGCCTGCTGCTGTGCTGCGGCTGCACGTTGCTCTGCCAAGGCTGTCTGCTGATCTGCGAAAGCCTGCTGCTGCATGGCCGCATTCTGCTGCTGGATTTGCATATCCTGACGCTGGGCAATGTCATTGCGCCCCATCGTGTAGCCCTTGATGGCTTCCTCAATGGGGTTCTTTACGTCGAGGATGTAGTTGATCGGTTCCACTTAGAAGCCCCCCAGCATTGCTTGATTGAATGTCAGAGGTGCTGTCGCGCCCTGTGGAGTGTAACCTTGATAAGCAGCACCGCGCCCCAAAAGGCCACCGATGCTACCGATTGCATTGCCCCAAGCCTGCCCAGATGCAAGCGTTCCACCAGCCTGTGCCGCGCCCTGCTGGGCCAGAAGGTTGGCAATGTTCGTGCCTGTCTGCATCCCAGCGGTTCCAACACCAGCCGCAGCGTTCTGACCCATCGTTGATAGACCGCCAAGGCGATTGTATTGCTGCTCGATCAGCGACGATAGAACCTGTGGCCGGAACTGAGCCAAAGCGCCCTGAACATTCCCACCGCGCAGGCCACCCGTAGCAGCTGCGCTTTGCAAGATACCTTGTTCGCCCTGCTGCACCAGCGCATTGAACTCTGGGCCTTGCTGCAAAGCGTTGATGGCCTTCTGCTGTGCTTCAGGGCCGCTGACGCCAATCAAAGCAGCTTGCTGACCCAGCGCGGTTGTGCCTGTGCCAACATATGGCTTCATCAGCACTTGCAGAGCGTCAAACTGGCGGCGTTGTTCATCAATGCCCTGTTGGGCAGATGCTGCCTGTTGACCCGATGCTTTCTTGGCTGCTCTAGATTGAATGACACCGCTGACAACAGTGCTTCCGACGATGGCTGCTGCGACAAAACTCATGCCACTTTTCCTCCAAGATATTCGTGAACAGCCAAGTCGATCTGGTGAATGCCCATCGTGTCTTTCCAATCTTCGCTTTTCTCAACGAACATGTCTTCCAACTTTTCAATGTCGGTTTCAGTCGTTGCATAGATATTCTGGAAGATCGTGTCCTCGATGATGTAGGCAAACTTGCGACCGGGCTGGCCGATAAAGATGCATGGCCCCTCAATGACCTTAGCCTCGCCATTAACGATCACAGCCATCTTGCCTTTCAGCATGATGTTTGTGTGTTCGCATTTATGAGCATGGCCCATGACATAAGTGCCAGCAGGCATGAACGATTCACGAATGTAGATGCCCGGTCCAAAGTGATGCTGAGTTGGGCAGTCCACTTGCTCATGGTTGAGCATCATGGACTCAATGCCATCCAGCATTGCGGGAACGTCTTGGATGGGCTGAACTTCACGCAACGGCTGATCCACTTCGGATAGCGCCTGCTGGTGGGCCAATGTCTCAGCCCGCGCAGTATCGCAGATAATGGGCTTTTGGGCAAGGTTTGTCATGTCAACATATACCTTTGCCGAATTGCCTGCGGATCGTAGAGCGAAAGCGGATCAATTGGCTTTGGATATAGATCGGCCAAAGTCTTGGCTGGTTGGAATCCACGCGCAAAATCGCCTTGCGCTGGTGCGATTTCCATCGGCTGTGGGCTTTTTGAAACCATGCCCATGATGCGATCAACATAGGCTTGCGTCTCTGGGAATGGCGGAATGCCACCGTATTTGCTTACATTGCCCGGCCCCGCGTTATACGCAGCAAGTGCTAGTGTTGGATCACCAAAGCGATCCAATTGTTGCTTTAAATATCGCGCACCGCCGCGAAGGTTCTGCACGGGATCGGTAGGATCAACGCCCAGATCACTTGCAGTTCCGGGCATCAACTGAGTTAGTCCAATGGCGCCCGCCGACGATGTAGCGTTGGGATCAAATGAGCTCTCAGCCTCGACCAGCCGGATGAACAGGTCAGGGTCAATGCCTTCTTCAACTGCGATCTGGCTGGCAAGGCTGCGGTAGTCCATTTACTCGTCCTCTTCCCAAGCCTGACAGACGCGCAGGTTGTGACAGATAAAGTCGAACTTCTCGCAATAGCCTCGGCCACCTCCATCCATGTCGAACTTGTCAAGCGGGATGCTTTCCATCTTTGCCTGCATCATGGGATCGTTTTGGAAGTATTCGCAGTTGGCGCAGAGACGGCGACGAGCTTCTTTCTCGCTCATGTCCCAAGCGGCAGCGACACCCTTCCAGAACGGGCCATTAGCCGATGGTTCGACAGATGCCTTTTCCGGCCCCAGCTTCCACTCGTCGATCACGACTTGGCGGTTCTTGCGGTTCTCAGATGTCGAAACAATTTTCTGCTTCGGCAAACCAAATTCAATCATCATGTCTTCCATTATGAAATCTCCCTTCCAGAAGCGCGAATCGTCAAAGATGTTGCCGCAGAGGCAAGCGTTGATATGAACTGCCCAGCTTCCAAGACTTGGCCGACCAGTTCTGGGCAGGTGTAGGTTTCGCTTACAGCGATGGCCCGCGTCCTGATAATCAGGTTGCTATTGCCAGCCGAACCGCTGGCGTTGATAAGGTTCACCGAAAAGTTCACGCTTCCGGCAGAAGTGTTCGTCACTGTGAACTTGTCAATGATAGCCTTCACACCAGTTGCTGTATATTGCGCGGTCTGGCTGCTCTCGGCCTGCTTGGACGGTATTAGGTTGACGGGTGTTACTGCCATGTTGTTTCCTTAGACGATGCTTGTGATGAGACCGTTCACAACGGTAACTGTTTGGATGCCAGCAAGAAATGATCCAGATGCGCCAACAGTTGGAATCCAAGCCCCCAGTGTCGCATTATAAACCAAAATTGACCCATCGGCTGCACCAAATGCGCGAACGTCTTGTAGGCAATCAATTCGCTGTTCGCTTGGGACTGGCCCAGTTGCAACAAGATCAGCCGTCTCTAGCGCTGTATTTGCGCTTGTCTGTGCAGATACAGCCCCTGACAAAGCAACATCCGCTTTGTTGTCTGATGCGCCAGTGGCGTAACTGTTGTCAATAATCAACTGCGTCAGCGCGGCAATGTCGGTAGGCGTTAGGTCGTTTGCAACGATGAATAAACGCTCCAACGCCTTAATCATGGCCGGATCATCCCCGACAAGCCGGGCGATCTGGTTGCGCGTTGGGATATTTTGGTCAGCCATTAGAATGCCAGCGGTTCAATCCGCGCCTCCAGTGCTGCAACCGCCACATGGGCGTCAGAGGTGCCACGGAAGCGCTGCATCCGCATATTCCGCATGTTCCCCTGCTGGAACCAGACTAGACGCTTATTACGCTGTCCTATGGTCCCTGCGCTGATGCCCTTCTCAACGCTCCAAGTGATACCATCGACCGAATACTGCGTCCAGATCGTGGGGTCGACGCCGAATGCCGTTGAGCCTGTCAGGCTGACCAGTTCCATGTCGTGGAACAAAGCACCGTTGCCAGCGTTGTAGACAATCAGCGTGCCAAATTCCCAGCCGATGGTTTCGCCCCAGTGGGTGCTGATGTTATCGACAAGATAGCCAAATTGGGTAGTCGTGGGATGTGCCACGTTCCAGCGGTCATAGCACCAGATACACTCGGTTGCGTTCCATATGTTCTCATCCACAACTGTAGAGGAAAGCATGAACCAGACGGGCATAGACAGCACAGTTGATGCAGCGCCATCAAACACAAATGTGTGACGCGGCAGGTGAACGATCAGGTGCTGGTGCGCCCGGTCAATCTTTTCCTCGATGTAGGATATACTCAACTCGGCTTCAGTATATTCCTGCAAGACTTCTTCAATCTCGCGGGTGGAAATCTTCTGCGCGTTGCCATTGGCCCCAAGATAGATTGCTGGTGCCTCATTCCGCCCACCACCGATAAATGCAATGGCATCCATGAACACACAGCAGGCAAAAGTTCCGACTGTGCCTTTTTGGATTTGCGCACCACTGATCCGTTGGAACGGAAAGTTAGCCGTGCCTACGTTGTCAAACACCTCGATGGTGTGGCGGTTCAGCGCATAGATTTCGTTCCGCAGTTTTAAGATGGCTTTGATCGGATCTGGATCAGCTTCAGACGAACCATATTTCAGCGGGTTCACTGCAAACGGATTGTTCAATTCTGTGATGACAAGAAACTCTCCGTCTGTGGTCATATAGTAACCATCGACCCAAACCACATCGAGAACCGTTCCAAGGTCTGGGTCGGTCACTTGTGTCAAGGTCGTGCCATCATACATATACAGCCGCCCGCCCGATGCGATAGCCAGATAGGTGAAGCCGTAGTCAAACGTAACGCGGCCACCTACTCCAACATCGCCAATCACGGTCACAACATTAGCCGACGAAATGGAAACCAGCTTGGTCCCCATCACGCGGTAAAGTTCGCCATTCCAGTTAATAGCGCCGCGACTAATGCCGGGGCCAGTGCCTAGTGCAACAATCCCTTCGCCGGGCCGCAGATAGCCTTTTGAGATCCCCTGCTCCTTTGGCACTGGAACCATGTTTTTCGGATATGATGTCCGAAAGTTTGGCGATCCGTCTGCGTAGATGCCCGACAAAATTGGGATTTGCATCAACTACCTCAGAAGTTGATGTTGAGTTTGAAGTATTCTAGGCGCATCAGGTTGTTTGCCGTGGCAGGCTGTGCCGTGATTGCAAACACTAGATCGGTGGTTGCATCTGCCGACACAACAACAACTGCGCCCGTAGACAGGCCATGACCGACTGATGTTGTTGCGTTGGTGATGATCGCCGATGAGCCACGGTTAACTAAGTTCTTCTGAACCGACACGCTTGCGTTGCTTGCAAGTGCTGCCGACAGAATAGACGTTCCCGCCAAAGTCATGCCAAGCGTTTTGACGGTGGCATTGTTCGTCATTGAGAACAGCGCGTCGATTTCCATTCCGCCGCCGATGCCCATAGAAAATGCGGGGATGGTCACAGATGCCAGCGTGACAACTGTGTTTGCCACAGCAACAGTCGGAGTGCCAAGACCCAAGACGTAGGGATAGTTGATGGTGATCTTGACGCCAGTTGTGTCAGCATCCAGCGCGGTGACAGCGTAAAGGCCATTGACGCCAGTGCCTGTTGCCCAAGTCACATAGACGCTTGCGCCGACAGCGATTGCCGCTGTCAAGCCATGCGCACCAGCGCTAACAAGACGAACAAGGCCAGCATCGGTTTCGTAGGTCAGCGTTGCGAATGTTGCAGCGGGTTCGACTAGACCAACACCAACAACGTTTTCGCTAACCAAACTCGGGAAACTGCGCAGCACTGGGGAAAGGCCAACGTCATATTCAACCGTCGAATAATAGTTGGTGATCGTTGCGATGCGGTCGCCCGTGTATGGGCCAAAACTCTGGGCGCGATTGGTCAGCGCAACCAGCGTGTTGTTGACGCTCACAAACGATTGTTGATTGCCAGTGCTGCCAACACTTAGGGTCTGGCCGACCGGGATGATGACATCTGTCGCGGTAGAGACTGACGCAGGATAGATGAACGTGGACATTTTGCTTTCCTTTACATTATATGCCACGCACTTGTGGCTGTGTCATATTAAGATGGCGTCACAGCGTTTGTGCCATCTGCGTCTACCCAAGTCGATGCAGCAAGCGCACCAGTTGCCACCTTGATTTTCGAGTTAGTGGTATCCCAGACCATCTTGCCAGCAGCTTTGCCAGTGGTGTTAATCGCGTTGGCAATGGAAGCGATGGTAGCCGCTGAGACATTCTGCAAAACATCTGTTGATGTAATCGTCGGGTTTCCCGCAACGCCATCGCCATCCGCAATGCTGATGCCAGCGCCGGCAGTGATGGTTCGCACGGATGCTGTTCCAGACCCAGTGCGGGCAATCATGCCGTTTGTGGACAGACCAGCCAAAGCGCCCAGATCGGCATCGTATGCCTGCACATCCACGCCAACCTCGGTGTCCATAGCCTGCTGCGCAGCATTCGCCGTGGCGGCAATGAATACTGCCCCACCAACTGCCCCTGCCCCTAGATTGGTGCGGGCGTTAGCGGCTGTGGATGCCCCAGTGCCGCCATCTGCAATAGCAAGGTCTGTGATACCCGTAATCGAGCCGCCTGTAATAGCCACGCTTGCCGCAGCCTGCGTTGCAATCGTCCCGAGGCCCAAGGTCGCTCGAGCCGTTGCAGCGTCAGGATCGTTAAGCAGGGTCAGAGCAAACGCGGTCGCGCTCAGGAAGTTCTGGTTTTCGGGATACCAAGAGTTGGTAACTGCATCGTAGCGCAGAGTGAAGGCAGTGTTGGCCGCAGCGGATGTCGGCGCACCAACCACAGCAGCGCCAGACACCGAAACCGTAAGCGCCGTGATAGCTTGGGTCGTGACAACTGAAACCATTGACAGGTCTGCAACACCAGTGGGGAGAACAATCGTTCCGGCTGCAAATGCGTTGGTTGGGTTCAACACCAGCCATGTGTTCGCAGCCGTAATCGCCACCGTAAATCCCGTTGCGCTGGGAGCAGAGTATTGGCTTAGGCTGATGTCAACAGGCAGATCAATCGTGCCAGCGATGTAGTCTGACACAAGCGTCAGGGAAGCCTTTCGCGTGTCTCCGTTGTCTTGCGCCCAGACGGCTAGAAGATCGCCGCCTTGCAATGTCGAAGTTGAGGAAAGCTGATTGATGTTAGCCATGATTCACTCCAGATCAAGAATGCCATCAGAGCCAACCGTCAAAGGATCGGTAGGCTGACGCAAATAGGGGTTGTTGTAGTAGCGCCAGCCCTTGTTGCCAGCACCCGATGGAACGGTTTGATTGCCAATCTGCATTTCAATCGGCAGCGCCGACCGACCAAGCAACTGGTTGTAAGCATACTTTGCAGCGGCCTTGGTCTCTGGGCTGACGGTCTTGCCGTAGCCACTGGAGATCCGAATAGCCAAATTCAAATACATGGCTTCCAGAGCCATGTCGGTCACGCCTGTCACTTCGTCCAGATCACTGCCGCCGGGCGACGAAGGCAGCGGATACCCGATGCGAATGCCCTTGCCGTTCCATGTCGCCATCATCATGTCCAACTGGCGAAGCGCATTGTCAAGCTGCTGCGGTTGCAGGTCGAACACATAATCGGCCATGCCAATTTCGGCAAACGCTTGGTTGACGATATCGCGCTTCGTGTATGCCATGTTATTCCTCGACCTTTGGCTTGCGGCCACGCTTTGGTTTATCGCTGGCTTCAGTCGTTGTCAGCGCCCAGCCCTCGGCCACACACGCAGCAACGTCAGCTTCTTCAACAACGATATAATCAAAATCGCCACCATGAAACTTGTGCGGCCCCGGCGATTTGTAGAGCATCACAGTCATGCCATTTTCCTCTTGGGCGCTTTTGATGGCTTGCCCGCTTTCTTTGCAGCCTTTTCAGCAGTGCTGAGAGCAATAGCAATCGCCTGCTTGGTGGGTTTTCCGGCCTTCATCTCCGCCTTAATGTTGGAGCCGATGGTCTTGCTACTGTAACCTTTTTTAAGCGCCATGTCATTCCCCTATGAAAAGAGAGGGGGCCTAAACCCCCTCTCCATTGTTATCAGGTCTGCGAGAACAACTGGATGCCTGCCATTTCGGGCTGCAACATCGCCACACCGAACAAAGTATCCCAACGATACTTGGTCTTCTGGGTGTTGATGTCGAACTGCTTCTGCATCACCAGTTCAACGCCCTGATCGGTCGTTGCACGCATGATGTCAGCACCAGCATCAGTCGGGATCGCCAACGATGCCGGCAGCAACTCGATGGCATCGCGGTGCCAGAAGCAGTTCACTGCTGCAGTCACAGTGTTCAAGAAGGTGATAGCCGCGCCGTTTGCAGGCGTTGCAGTCACGTTCTTATACTGCGCTTCCGCATCGGTCGAACCGCCATTGGAGATGATCGGCGGGCTGATCGTAACCACACCCGAACCACCCGAACCAGAGACGATTGCGGTGATGCGGAAGGTCTTCAGAACGCCAGTGCTTTGCTTGGTGATGTGGTGAACAGCAAAGACGTTTGCGATGGTGAACGCATCGCCAACCTTCACCGTGCCGCCGCCAACAGCGATGGTCAGGTTCTGGTAGCGGTTGTCCACGTTTGCAACTTCACCCGTCGAAGCCGTCGAGGTGGCCTTGGGGGTGTAATACTGGTTAGCGCCGTTGACCGTCACAGTGGTGCCAGCAGCCGCCGTCAAGCGGTTTGCATAGTCCATCTTATAGGTCTGGAAGCCAGCCACTTCACCAATGTAAGCGCGACGATACGCCTCGGTCGGGATTTGGATCATGGTTTGACGCGCAGCCAAGTCAGCAGCCATGCCGTTGTAGTCGCGGGTGGACAGCGCATAGTTGCGGTCGCTCATCATCACGCCCTGCTCGTTCATCAGAGCATCAACCTCTGCAACATCGGTGAAGCCCGATGCAGCGGTGGTGCGCTTGGAAACGATAGTGCCTTGGTTCGAAGCCACAGTCAGAACGGCCACGTTGATGTCAGAAGCCAGCTTCTGAGCAGCAGCCTGACCCAGACGGTTTTCTTGCAACTGGTCGCGCAGTTCTTTTGCGGTCAGCAGCGCCGTCGAGTGCTTCTGGTAGCCAATGGTGGCAGGCACAGCAAGCTGGGTCGAGTCTTTGAAGTTGGACGTAGCGTCCGAACCATCAAACGACTGTGCAATGTAGGGTTCGGGGCGCCAGATGGTGTCCGACGAACGCTCCATCTGTTGGCCGTTTGTGTTATACTTGGTGACCAACGACGACAAAACGAGTGCGTCGTTAAAGCCGGAGAGGATGTCTTCGAACGCTACGCGCTCTTCTTTGGAAAACGAGTTTGCCATTTGGCATGTCCTTTATGGGTTTATGCCGATTGCTTCTGCTTCTTATACTGGGTCACTTTCGTGTAGTTTCCAGTGCGTTCAGCTTCTGCTCTCAGCCGTTCTAGGGTGCCGTCTACCGTTCCAGAAGGACGGCCTGTGCCGCTGATCTTCTTTTCCGGCGTGGATGACGCCTTGCGATTTGTGACTTTCAAATTGGTCTCCAACTTGGCCACCGCAAAGGCGAACTTTACGGGATCGGTGATTGAGG